GAGGACGGTGTTGTTTCCAAACAGGGTATTTACGGTGGTTGCAGTTATGTTAATCGTAGTACCGATTACAGTCTTAGATACGTTCGTACCTACTGTTTGAGTTCCTGTCGTATTTAATGCAGTAGCTTGAGGGGTATTGATTCCAACACCGTTAAAGGCGGCAGTTGTTCTCACATCTCCAATCTCGGCAAGATATCCGGACTGTTCGAAAGTAGACGTAGCTCCTAAGTAATTTAAGGTCTGGGGAGTTATAGAAAGAGAAGCTCCTTGCTTCAATACAATAGAGCTGTATCCAATGCTGATTACAGGAAGTTTAGCAGTTCCGCGAGGAAGCGTAATAAGCTTGTACTTCATAATCTCTTGAGATTCAGGGAAGGCTTGAATGATCGGCATATTTTCAATAGCCTCTCCATAAAATGCTGACCCTGATGGATGGTTGGGATTGTAGAGAGTGTAGTCTACTTCGTCATCAGAAAGCGAAAACTGTGTAATCTGAAAAGAGCCGTCGTTTTGCGCAAGTAGCTGTCTTCCAGTATCTGTTAGGATAGCATCTACTACGACGGACGTGTTACTTAAATATGCCATGTTTTAAATGTTTTTCTCTTTATAAATAGTGTATTTAATCAAATTCTATATACCTTGCGGTAAAGGAGATTGTCCGTTAAGTAGCTGAGACTGAACGGCAGCTTGAAGGGTGTTAATATTCTGTACGACTGTCGGGTTGATCGTATCTGGTATTAAGAATCCGTAAGAGGTTGGGCCTGGGTTCTTATTGAAAGTTAAAATTACATTCTGCTCATCATCATACCTACGGAGTATTAAAACTTTTAGTATTAGCTTTGGATTTAACGTCCAATTTGTTAGAGCGTTTGGAGATACATTAATAAATGCACGGCTTCCAGAAATATCTGTACTTATTACATCGAAGTCTTGTGTAATTCCGTTAAAATCAGATAAAAGTATTTTATCTCCAGATTGCGGATAGAATGCTACGTTTACGTCTCCATACTGATTGTATAGGCTGCTAGAATACGTAAGCGAGGCGGAGATAAAATAAGGTACAAACTCATATCCTAAATACGAAGTTAAGTTTCTACTTAAAATTATTTGCGATTGAACATCTGTAGTATTTACGATTCCGTCTATAAAACTGCCTGTAGTTGTTGCATAAACATATCCTCCTTGCCCAACAGATACCGTCTCTCCCGTCAAAGTTGCAGTACTAAGAGAGCAGGTAAAGTTAGATGTAGACATTTCATTTTGCCTTAGCGCAAAAGTAACAGTATCGGAAGGCGCTAAATTAACAGGTCCGAATGTGAAGCTTATGTCTCGCGATCCAGAGAAGGTCTTCGAAGAGGGTATTGCAGTTCCGGGAGTTATGTTAATAGGAGTTGCAAAAGTTCCTGGGTAGGTACCTATGTACCCGCTAAGAGATGCAGGTACGCCTCCGGTCTTAACAAGATTGTAGATACCGCCTCCGGGAAGTTGTACGATGTCGTAGTACAATACGTCGCTAGGGGTTCCTACGTTTGTTGCAGTAGGGACACCGCTACTTGTTACGTTCCACGGCCCGTAAGAGGGGCCTATATTTGAAGAAAGCACTGTATAATTCGGAAAAGTGACACTTACTGGTGCGAAGGTGTTTAAAGATGCTGTTGCGGGGGAAGAGGCTGTGTAACTTGAGTTTACGAATATGCTTTGCTGGGAAGATGTGATAGCAGAACCGGCCTGTGTTATTGAGAAGGTATAAGAGCCGCTCGCTGCAGGATTAAATTCTGGATCTGGGAACTGATAGTTAATTCCTAGTTTAACGGTAAAGTTTTTAATTTCTCCTATAGAAGCAGTGTATGACGGTGATACTCCTAAAGCTGTACTACCTGTTCTGTAGCCTGTGCTTGGATTAGCTGTGTTAAATATGTCGTAAATAAAACCTTGTCTGATTACGGGGATTGTTAACCTTACAGGGAAGCTAGGGGATAGTGTACCACTTATAAAAGCGTTAGATCCGGAGTTAGTAGCTAAAAAGGTTAATCCTGGTGCTCCTATGGGGGTAAAGAACAGGGTATTGTCTAGTCCAGAAGTGAAGTAAATTTGCGGAGTGTAATTGTACCCGCTACTGTAAATAGACTTTACACCGTCGGTACTTACCTGATTTCCGTACTTCCTATTATCAAACTGCTTAATTGTAGCAGAAGTACCGGCTACAAAAATATTTTGAACGTCTACCCAGTTCCTATTGTTCTGGTTTAATTCAAATAGACCTCCTGAAACGTCGGCGAGGTAGGCAAGGGCTGCATTTACCTTACCGGGGAAGAATGAGCTTGTAGCAACCTGTACGAATAACCCTAACTTATCAGTATAGTAATCTATAACCGGATCGTCGCCGTATGAGATATCTCCAGGGACTGATACGTTATACTGTCCGGATAGATAAGATCCACTGTAACGGGGTATAATAGAGGGACGGAAGTTATAATTATAGTCCTGAACAAAAGCATACTGTGAGTATGGCTGTAAGCTTTGAGTAATATTACCGTAGAGAACTGTATCTTCCAGTGATTTTGTAATCAAGCCGTAGTTAACAGGTGCTAACTGTGAAGTATTAAAATCTAAATCTAAAAATCTCTGTGATCTAACCGGAGTAAATACATTTTCAAATAACGGGCTTACAGAGTAGGTTAAGAATAATGGACCGTTACCGGGCACTGAAGACGTCCAGGGGTATATGTAGCTGGATATCTCTTCTTGTGGAAAGTAGTCTGTTACTACGTTAATATAACTACCGCTGAACTCTCCTGTATACTTTTGTATATCATTAGAGGAGCTCATAAATACAGTGCCGATAGATGCAGTAAGTGCAATAGAGGCAGTTCCGTTATACTGAATCGGAATACCTGCAACAAAGTTAGTGTTGTCTATTACAGAGCCGCCATCAGATCCGCTTAAAACTAACAGGTAGTAGTCAGCGTCGTAAGAGGAGGTTGTATATGTGGGTTCATGTCTTGGATACTTACTCCTCTCAAGCATATGTGACTTGATCACAATACCTGTATCTGCGCTTGCTCTAGCAGGTACCCAGTCTCTCATCATCTTAAAGAGAGAGTTATTGTAATACTTAATTAGCCTTATAAAATCCCATACATTATACCTATCTGTATACTCATTAGTAAAATAAGTTTCACTTAATTCTCCCAAGGGAATATAAGAGCTAGAATACTGTAAATTGGGTGCACCAATATACTGCATTATGTTAAAGTATCCGGGCTGTGTTGAGGAGGTTACATACCCAGAAGAAGTAATACTTGCATTAATAGAATCTGCAGGCGAAAATCCTGCCTGTACTGTTATGGAAGTTTTCTGGATATCGTTGTTATAGAACTGCAGAGTTGTATACGGTGATAATAAGCTACTTGATACTTGCTGTACGCTTCCAGTGATTATTCTAACTTGAGAGATCTCTTGAATACCTGGATATTCTAAGTAATTATAACCTCCAAACTCAAACGGTTCTAATACGTTAGTAGGGACACCGTATATGGCGATCAAAGCTCTTAAACCTCTTTCTGTACCTCTAGTCTTTACTAGGTACGGAAGGTTGTGGTAAATACGTTTGTAAATTTCATCCTGTAACTGTATTCCGGGTAGAGACGGAGTAACAAATCCTCGAGATATTGAACCACCGCCCCAGACGGAAATGTTGTATATAGAGTTTGGTGCATTCCATACCCCTAGTAGGTTGTTTATAGCATAGGGCATCGTTACTACATACCTATTTATTTTCTCCTGTCCGAACGGAGGTAAGAATAAGGATGCACTTAGAAATGAACTGCTTGCGGGGGGATAGAGGCTGCTGCTGCTGAAAACTACCGTAGAATATAAGCTGGAAGTAACGGGGAGTAGGGATCCGGTTTGGTTTATACCAAACATAGTGTAGTAGAGGTTATCTGTTACACTAGTGTTGGTGTATAATTTAATTCCAAAACTTTCTAACGCCTCTGACACCTGATCCATTGAAATACCAACGAAGGGGTTGTTGTTGGCATTATAATGGTTGGTAACATCTCTTAGATAGATCCAGATGTTATCAAAATGCTGCCCTATCATGTTTAGGAAAGAAAAATAGGGGGCGTTTTGGTCGTCGTCTAAAAGGTATTGAGGAGTACTGTTAATTAACCAATCCTTGTTTTGGTCATCGTAATAAGAAGAGGACCAATACATGCTTATCACTCCCGGGGAAGGGTCGGTTACAGGACTTCCTAACCAGTTTACAGCTTGGGAAGAAGTAACTGAGTATAAAGCGAAAGGTGTTCTATCTGTTTGTTTAGGCCATGAAGTAGATCCTGAATTAAAGTAAAGATAATACTCCCAAGGATCAAAGTTGGTTATTGTATTGTCAATCTGTTTCTGTAGTGCTATTCTAGCACTTACAGTGTTGTTTTGAGATAATCCATAAGATGCAGACTCAATTTGTTGAAGTTTGTAAACAAAATTATATAACCTTTGAGTTGCAGATGAAAAATGAATAAAATTCTCAAAATTACTGTAATCGACATTTATCTGCAATGCCCTCTCCTTCGTTAAAGAGGCTATTTGCTGAATAGAGGACGTAATATTGCTTGCGTAGAGGTTAGTGTAGTTAAAGTAAGGAGTAGTTTGTCCGATCCTATCTGTAATACCGACCTTAAAATTTGGTCCTCTAATAGTTGCAGTGTCGGGAATATCTTCTGGTGTTACCTGTATCGTTACAGTATATTCAGCAGACTCTGCTACCTCGGTCACGACCCAAAAAGTAGACTTTAATTGAAAATCATCAGGAAGCGGTTCATACAGCTTAAAAACAATATACCCTACACCTCCTTCTTCTAGGTAAGCTGCATTGGTGGCTAATACTAGTTGATCTGCTCCAAAATTTAGATAGTAAACTGGAAAATAAGCATCTGCAGTTACCAGTCCGTTAAAAGTTCCAAAAGCATCTAGTAGCTCACTGTTAGATAAGTCTTGCCTGGCAGCTTTAATTTCAGTCCTAGATACGGATATTTCTTTTATCCAGAACGTAGATACAAAATTTGAAGCGAGTTGGGTTGTTAGAAAGTTATACTTTACGGCAAAGGTTCCTCTATCTACACCAGTCGCTTTAGCATCTCTCTCTGGATTTATGATTAGCTGGTTTGTAGTTCCAGTTTGAGGATCTACAACCGATCCTATGCTATACTGTATGTCGTTGTATACAGCTTCTAAAACGCTACCGTCTAAATCTTTAACAAAGTATTCAACATAATCTCCCGGCCTACCAAATACCGCGTCAATTGTAGAGGTATTTATCAGCTGGAGATCCTCTGGGGAGAGGTTCTGGTACTGTGATCCTTGGCCGCTATAAACTACCTGTACGTTTTCCACTAAATAATTCTATTTATGTTCAAAAGATTTGTATTTGCTTCAAGAAGCTGTTCGCGAAGAGCGTTGATCTCTTCAATATAAGCTCTTTCAGTATCAGTTAAAACTCCTCCTCCTAAATATTCTGTACTTCTGGCAACTAAATATTCGTGAGAGTTAATTTCACCTGTAGCTGGTATTTGAAAAAACAAGTCGTTGTAGAGGTCAAAAAAAGCCTCAACAGAGGATTCATTTAGAATATCTACAGAACCTGTAACAGGATTTATTAGTTCAGTAAATGAAGAATCTACTGCTCTAACAAAAGTATTGCGGCCGTATACTTCCTTTATTAATCTAAGTTGTTGGTCTGCCATTACTGTACAACTTTAAATATTAGATTTTCATTAGTGTATATAACCTCTTCTCCGGACGGAAGAATTGTCTTAATGAGAATTTTATAAAACCTGTTAACTTCTAAACCACTTGTATACAGAGTGAAATAGTTGCTCTGAGTATCGGCACTTAGCTTTGTATATTCCGGGTCAAAGTCAATAACTACTTCATTAGTTTTATAGTCCATTAGAGACCAGTAGCTTTGCTCTGGAAGATAGAGCTGGGTTAAGTATACTGAAGATGTTGTAAACTGTCTTGCAGGATAGGTCTCTCTTACAGCAGTTCTTACCTTATATACTTCATTTTGTCTAAACTGTCCTGGATTGTTCTGTAATACAATAGTTATCTGATCGTTAGTTGCAAGATTCCAAGATCCAGTAGGGCCGTAGACTGCATCTGCCCATTTAAATTCAATTGTCGGAGGATAGATAGTATGGGTATCAATTGAAAAGAACTTTAAATCTACAAAGGAAGACGTATTATTCTCAATATAGTCTGGGTGTTTAACTACTAGTCCGTAATTCGGTGTACCTACAATCGAGGTTACGAGGTTATCACTGTTCTCTGTTAATAGCAAATCTCCGTTTTCTGCTGTTAGATCACCTACCGGTGTAAAATAGGTTGTAATGTTTGGGAAAGCAAACCATGCACCTACTACGTCAGAAATGTTCATATTAATGTCCTTGTTAGACATATAATCGAAAAACTGACTTCCTGTAAATGCAGTAGTGTTAACGCTTGATGCTGTAACAAAGCTACTACCTGTAGTTGCCCATGCAGGAGAGTTTTGGTAAGGCCCCGTATATGTCCAACTTACTCCATTTCTTGATTCAGGAGTTTGTGCAAACTGACCTGTACCCATTGCCCAAGACTGAGATATAGCAAATACATCTAGGGAATAAGTTGTATTTAAATTTTGTGCAGAAGCAAGATACAGCTTTAAATTAGCTTTCCAGGACCCGCTAATAGATCCTGAAGCGAAGACTTCTAGTTTTGCAATATCGGCTGGAGAGAACTGTATTAAAGCTCTTCTAATATCTTTGTCAGGGAAGTAATATTCTGTAGTACTGTAATTACCGTTGGCAGCTAAATCGTAGGTATAGTATGGATTATTAGTTAACGCTTCTCTAAATAAAAACCTAGTTCCATCTTGGGAATTTTTTGCAGAGACTTCAAGAATAGGGTCCCGGCCCGTATTCTTTGACGGGTATCTTGAATATATTGTAGCGTCTGCTGATGCAAAAATTTGATATACTGCCATGGTTAGAATGTTACTACTCGTCCTTGAATATCTAAATCAGGGTATCTTACTTCAAATATACAAGGGTCAAGTGAAGGATAAATAACTCCGTTTAGTGTCGCTCCTGGTATATCATAACTGTATTGAGAATATCCGCTATTAGTTCCTGCAATATTACTTATGTTAATACTCTGAACCGTCTGTACGCCAGCAATCTGATCTAGTAGAGTATAAATCTCAGATAAAATAATGGGCTGATTTATCTGCCAGTTCTCTCTATTAAAGTAACCTTTTAACGTTACAAGACATGCACCGAGTACATCCTGTGCTGGGTAGTTAGGTCTGAGTACAATATCGAAATCTACTTTAATGTTAACTATATACCCGGGTTTGAGTAGGATAGTGTCTGTTAACATCCTATACTGCTCTAGGTAAGTTTGAATATTCCGTAGTAAAGCAGGACCAGGAATATCAAATGCACCTAATGAATTATAGGTTAGTAAATAAATTGATGTTGCAAGAGGATCTCTTTCCCCGGGTTGACCTGCTAGGTACTGTGCGAAGGTAACAGTATCTTTTGTTACATAAGCCTTAGACACTTGACCAAACTTAGAGGGCATTCCTAAAAGTATTCCTAAGTAATCTTGCTGCGTTACTGCACGCATCTGAGCAGGAAAACTTGCTAATGTATTTAACTTAATACTCTCTAACGTATCTCCATCTCCGCCTCCTATAGCAGGATCAGGGTTGCTTGTAGCTAAACTCCGCTGTATAGTAGCTGCTATTGCCGGGTTAACTGTTGAAGTGAATGTAGTTGTCGAGGTTAATAGCTGGGTTAATTGATTGGCGGCAACGTTTGCTGCAGCTCCACCTCCTGCTAAATATTGTACGGTTAGGGTATCGTTGTAGGGAACAATACCGTAAGAATTATTTGTTACAAAATTCGTCGGATCGAAAGCGGTATTTAACATATCCATTCCGTTCACTGTACCTATTCCTACATTAAAAGGATTGGGGACTGATCCTGAGAATGCTTGTATTCCTGCTCCAAACTCCAGCTCTAATACATCTTGTGAATTGAAGCGGGAAACAAACCTTTTAGGTACTTGCACTCTTTCGAGTATATACGGTACTTGGTTTGCCTCTTGGTAGAGTTCGGGGTAATTTAATGCTGTGTTTGTGACGGGCTTTAGGATGTAGTCTTGAGCTAGGTAAGGGACTTCATACCACTTACCTCCAGTAGTTTGGTCGGTTACGCTTAAAATTTCAATAATATTCTCATCCTGTATGGTTCTTATTGGAAATCTTTCTACTGCTCCAAATGTAAGTCTAGTAGTTTTTACTTGTCCGGAAATCGCAGTAGTACTTTTCTTGAGTAAGTAAGTACTTGGATTACCTCCTGAAGTAGTATATACGGTTATATCCGTAGGATCTATAGAAGAAGAAAGTTTGAAATCTATCCTATTAGGACAGTAAAAGACTTGGTTTCCAGTATTCGATCTTACCTGTAGTCCGGGCTCTACTACCATCGCGTAGTTAAAATCTGGCTCGTAATTCAACCCTATTGAAGGTACTTGTTGATATACGTCTAACGTAACGACTGCAGCGGATGTAACTTTCGGACGATACCCTAACATGTAGGCCAAGTTGTATATGTTAGTGGTTTGTTTTGCGTATTCTAAAAAGTTTTCCTGTATTTGATTATCCAGGTAAAATGATAAAACATCTCCGACGTAGGATGCCATTTCAATAAACATCGTACCGGGAGATGATGTAGAGAAGTCATTATAGGAGGTAGGGTAGTATGTCCGCGCATACTCAATTAAAGCAGCTCTAAAGCTATTAAAATCTTTATTTAAGTATGTTATATTCTTATTAGCCATTAAAGTTTATTAAGATATTATCGGTTTCTCCTGTATTGCTTATGCTGTACGAAAACTGTATCGTTAGATAGTTTCGGTTAGGTTCAGCATTAAATGATATATTTGTTACAACTACATTTGGAAAATATTGAGCTATTCCACTTCTGAGTGTAGTTTCTAAAGTATCCAAAGAATCTTCAGATATTTGCTCAAAAAGAGACCCTCTTATATTAGCTCCAAAATTGGGGTTAAAAATACGCTCTCTCTTATCGGTCAGTAAAAAATTTATTAAGTTATATTTTAATTGCTCTTTAGTGGTATATACTGTCTTAAATACCCCTCTTGGATTATTAAACGGCAAAGCGACTCCGACGCCCGTTGAAGGCCTTAAATCGAGTACGTTTCTTCGTGTTAAATTATATGCCATTATACTTCTCCGTTAGCTCTCATTTTTGCCATAATTCCGGTAAAGTCCGGAACCGCATTTATTTCTATCGCATCTAAATTAGAACTTTTTCTAGCTGCAGCAAACATTCCGTCCATAGAATTTACTACCGGAGTGTCAATTGGAGTCGGAGAGCCTCCTCCTAGTCCTTCGAAATCTCTCGGAGACATAGACATTGCGGTTTCTGCTAAAAGATTATTCAGGGGATTGTTGGGACTTAATACTGGTGGAACTAATTTAGGTACTTGTCTGTTTAAAGTTCCGGGGGTAGTTGGTTTTGACTTAACTACTTCAGTTAGAGGCTGTTGTGACTTGTTCGCCATTACAGCTTCTTTCAGAATTCCAGCTAGCTCCTCCTGGAATACAGCTCTTACTTCTTCGCGAATAATTTTTCTAAGTGCGTCTAGTTTTGCCATATGTAATAAATATATTCGTTTACATGTTTTTTACCTAGGTCTCGCTGGAGATGCAGTGCTAGATAAAGTACTCTGTGCTGCCTGTCTTTCTCTAGCTGTTCGCGCTCTAAGCTCTGCTTGCTGTCTAGCTAACTCCCGTCTCATTCTTCTCCTTAATCTTCTTCCGCCTTTTAGGTTGTTTACAAACGCCTGTAAGCCTAGTCCCTGATTTTCATTTAAGTTATCAGCAGATTCAATCTCCTGCTGTGTTAATGTTAAATCGTCGCTTAGTATATCATTATTGTCTAAGTAAGTGTACGATTCACTAAACACTTGCAAGTCTGTAGGGCTGATTGCTGTAGCAACCGGGTTTACTAGTCCTAGTGCTACTAATTTTTGTTTTACTTCTTCAATAATTACAGCTGAATTAGTTGCAAAGGTTAAATCCGATTGAGTAGCTATAGCCCCGTTTTTATCTAAAGCTATCCCTCTTCTACGTCTATTCCTTATCGTTGTTTCAACTACCTGCTCATCTACTACCCTAATTTCATAAGCACCAAACTGTGCTAAATTTGGATCTGTTTTACTTTCGAAATTAAAAATATAAGTTTCTAAACGGTCTTTTAGTGCAGTTAAATCAGCATACGTCTGTTGAAGTTCAAAGAGTACTTCAGAGTTTTTCATCGCTTCACATCCCTGTAACGTAGCTAGTAGTACTTCTAATCTCCTTAAGAGCTCTACAGTATTTCCTAGGAGATATTTTATAAATACGACTATTACTCCTAGTAGAGCGTTTAGAGCTCGTAAAACTCGTACTGCGCCATCAAGTTCGCTTTTTGCAGTATTTACAACACCTTGGAAAGTTGCATTAGTTCCATAAGTGCCGAATATTGAAGGAATAGGTAGCTGTTTGAAAAACTCGAATAAAAACTTAAATATTTTGTAAAAAAGTAAACATAGTTTTATTATAAATTGGCCGGTTCTTACAAATCCCTGTACTTGATTTGCGATACGTATAAAGGAACGTAGTGAGTCATTTACCTGTTTAAGTGTCGGGATTATTTTAGTTACATCTATATACTTATTTAGTTGCTGTACTTGACTTCTAACATCTACCCCGAGAAAATTTGCGGCAGTATTTACGAGTGCTCTTGGATCTCTAAAGTCGAGATTTTGTACTGTTACGCATACGGCTCTTATCTTATTAACGTCGTTTACTAGCTTTACGAGTTCGGCATCGGAAATTTCTAAATAACTCGTATACCGGTCTACTATCTTTGTTACGTCATTTAAAAAATTTAAATTACTTATCAAACCGGGTACAGCTTGAATAACTTCAGCATCTTCCTGTGAAAAAAGACTGTTCTGCCCTCCTGGTATTAAAGCTTGTTTTATAGATTGTAATAAAAAGTATGTATTATACTTAATAACATCTGTACCTCCTTGTATAGGTGCGTTGGTATTTTCAGGCTGTAATAAAGGGGCAAGGCTGTTGGATCCAGAAGCGAAGAAGGATGTTATGAACATACTCGGCGACGCTGTATACTTATCAATATAACTTACTGTTACCCCGCAAGCATCCTGTAAAGTAAATAATGCAGTTTGTGCAGTACTCCAGGGCCTTTCTGGTCTCGGCTTTCTTCTTAGATTTATGTTATCATAGGCATATGTTATTACCCTACATAAATCGACTGAGTTTAAAGCATTTAAAATATTAAAGAGACCTGATTGAGCAAAATTCTTAATATTACTCTGCTGTGCTGTTTTAGGTGCAGTAGGGACTGCGCTTATATAGTTTAAGGAAGCGGAGCCGGTGGGGCTTGAAGCGGGTACATAGCCTACTCCTACAGTAGGTCTTGTATTGGTTCTACCCCAGAGTATCTTATTAACTCCTATCTGAAGCTTACCAACCCCACGTCCAGCAGTGTTTACTACCTTCTCTAAATTTTCCGCTATCTTACTTCCGGCCATTACTTGGTGTATGTATTTTGTGATAAACAAGTAGGACTGTCTAACTGAGCTTTCACAGTTTTTGCTACATCAGTTAATACTGTTGTCGTATTTTGTATACCTACAATTGCTGTTTCGGGGGTTTCGGCAGTTAACTTATTCAACGCTTCGCTCATGTTTATAATTGCATCTATCAAGAGCCCTAACTGAATTACTGTACTTTTACCTAGAAGTACTGGTTCTCCTCTTAGCTCAGCCTGATACCCTAATTCAATTTTGGGGGAAGCTAAGATAGTTTTTTCATTTGCGTCTACGGTGAAGGTAGCAGGTGAAGATATTGATACGCCTTTTTTACCGAACAGGAATATAAAATCGTCGTAAGAATGGTTTACAACCCTTCCAGAGCTTATAATAACCTGGTTCCCTAAGTATGGAAATGTTGGCGTAAACATATTAGTTTATTAACGAGGTTAGTGTAGGGATAATTAGCTGTGTGTTAGGATTTTTACTTCTTATCTGTGATACAGCGGATTGATATGTTCCTAATGCAGTAGTACCTGTTGCGCTGGTAGAGCTTAAAATATTTCCGTTCGAATCTACGGCTCTTAATGATACTACATAACCGCCGCCTGTAGAGCTTAGATCTTGATAATCTCCCACCACTCTCACTACTGGCTGTGAGGAGGGGGTTAGGTTAGAGGGAACTGGGGTGGAGGGTGTTATGGTTTGCTCCGCTGTGGGAGATTGTGCTCTTGTATCGGTGATTTCTTTTGCGACAGCGTCCTGTTGTGCGGCTGAAGTTGTAACGGTGCTTGTCAGTTGCTGCTGTATAGGTATCACTACGGTCTGAGTTGTTTCGAGCTTCACCTGTAAGCTTGCTAGACTAAAATTTCTTTGAATATCATCAATTACTATTTTTTGTCCTTGTGTTAGGTAAATTGAAGAAGGGTCTCTGTTTATATTCTCAACGGTAGGAATCCAGGGAATATTATCTGCTGGTCTACCTTGACCGTTTCTTATTATGGTAATAGGATTACCGGGTTCACTCCCTTGAGACCAATTATTCTGACTTTCTATTCCAGGCACTTCAATTGAGGTAGAACCTAATCTTATTGAGTTTCCCCAACGTCCCTCCAGGGTTACATCTCCTGTAAACTGTCTTAAGGTCTTAATGTTATTCTTTTCTACAAAATTTGGTCCGAGAGGAAATACTGTCGATCCGGTGGTACCGGTATTGGCGGGTTGATTTGTAGCTAGACTCTGCTGATAAGTTCTATCTACCGCATTACTTGCATATCCTTGAACGTCGGCGAGATCCGGAAAAGCATTGTGATGAGAGTTTCCCCATAAGTTATAAGGAGGTAGGTAGTAAAACTCTCTAGTTCCTCTACTTTGATTCATATCAACACTTGGACCTGGTATTACATATACTATTTCACCTTCAACTGGATATTGCTTGAAAGCAGCAAAAATAGGTTTAGCAATAGCGTTTCCTGCTTCTGCTAAGCTACCGTATTGGGTGCTGTTTATAATTTGAAAAGCAATATTCCCAAGGCTAATAGGGTCTGTATAGAACGGGTCTGGGATTGTCGTTCCTAGATAGAAGGGACCTTGAATGACGTGAGTTACTCTAGCTAGAAGTAAGGAATTTCCTAGAAAATTTCCTGTCGCTCCTATACTCGACTGTAAATACTCGTTATATGAAGCATTAAACTTTGCCATTTTAACTACTTGGTAGTTGTTTTATTTCTTCTTCTTTTAATGGCGCGGTGGTTTTTTGAATATCGCTGAAAAGCATTTCGAGATCTTTATCACTAAACATACCATCTACGCCTGCTTCAGTTTGATTTGCTTTCTGCATAATCTGAGCAAGCTTAACTAGAGCTTCGTCGTTTTTAATATCAGAGTCTAAGTATCCTTTGATTAGAGGTACTATAACTACAGCATCTCCAGGCTCACTAACCATGTTAACAAGCTGGTCGGTCAAGGCTTTAATCTGATTCTGTTTAGATTTATGATTCTTGACAATATCTTTTACGAGATCGGAATATTTTTTTCCGTCGTATAATTCAAAATCTAAGCTCATGAGATTCTTTTAAATAAATATCTAACAGGAAAAAATGTCGACTTTCGTTCCCTGCTCTAGATATTTATTCAACATATCCCTATAGATTTCTTTTAGTACTTTTATCACCTTAGTTATGACAGGGGTAGGTGCATCTGTAATCTCTTTTATGTAAATAAAAAGAGCTTTTTTATTAAATATATCGATATTCTCCCTTCGCTTGAATAACTCTAAAATTGCATCCCCAACCCTAGCTTCTTGCGGTTTTGGAAAGAGTTCTAATAAATCTTCATCAATCCTTTGAATAAAAAGCTCAATAAAGCTAATAGATTCTAAATCATCTGGACGGGAAAGAAGGAGTTCATTAGTAATTGTTTTATCAGTCTCTACATCGTCGACAGGTGCTTTTCCTTTTAATCTCTTGTAGTTATTATTGTTGTAAACAATAAGGTACCTCTTTGCAATAGTACCGAAATATGAATAAGCTTTACCTTTGGTTTGATCGTAGAGGTGAAGCTTTTCTAACAAGAAAGCAATTACCTCATGCTTTAATTCATCAATATTATCTACCTCAGTATAGTAGAATTTAAACGTATGAATAATGTTTTCTGCAAGCTTATAAAAGGCGTAGTGAATCTTTTCATTAAAGATTTCATTCCTTTTAGCTTGTGAAGTCTCTTTTCTATAGTCGAGAATAGCTTGTTGAGTATCTAAAGTAAAATAGTCGATAGACTTCTTCGGCCTTCTCTTTCTAACTTTACCGTCTTTTGTAAGCGTAACCTCGATTTCTTCTGGTTTAAAAATATCTTCACTCATTACCGCTTATTAAACTGGTTAAGTCCTTCCTGTATTGCTTTAAGGTTAAAAAAGACCTGCTGTAGTTCTTTATCACTCTCTAACCAAATCTTATCATCTAAATTCTTCACAGCTTTTTCAGACTCGCCAATTAAGCTTTGAAGACCGGCAATAAAATTAGCTTGACTAATTACAGTATTTTCTAATTTAACATTTTTCCGGTAGAGGTTATAGATAACCCACCCTACTACGGTTAGTGCCCATACTGCGAGCATAATCCATCCAAACATATTATAATCCTTTTAATGCATTTAAGAGTCCAGGATTTTTAGTCCCAATATTCGATAACTTTTTAGCCTCTGCTGCTTGTTTAAATTGAGTAGCAGTAGCAGGTTTTACTTCTTTAGATTTAGATACACCTACCTTACCGCTCCACTCTTTTTCCCACTCCACTCTTGCTGCTAAAATGTCGGCTTGATGTAGAATATAGGGAAGTGCAGTTCTTAGCTTAGATTCATTTTGACTTGAAAAAAGGTAGGCTTTATTACCGTCATCGTAAGGACCGTCATGGGTTTTAATAGCTATAAACTCATTAAAACTCATTTCGATTCCGGCCGATTGCAATATAAATAAAGAAGCGTCTTGAATCGGAATGAAAGGTAATTCAGCATTAGGTTTATAGATAGCTCCTTGATTTTTTACATGCCACTCTGAATCGTTAGGAAGGTAGGCGGGTTTACCGTCGCGTCCTAATTTACCGAGATCGTGGTTAATAGCTGAAAATACTAACTCTTCTTGAGTGAAAGTAGACATATCTGCTCCGAATCCTTCCCATACTTCATACAAGGCGAGGGCAGCTTCTATAACTCTTAATACGTGATCAACATAACCTCCTGGAAAAGCATTATGAAATGCTGTACGAGAAGAGGCGGGAGCTAAGGCGAGATTCTCTTCCTGAGATTGATATAAGGCAAGAAGTTTGGTAGCTCGAGGTTCGGAAATGTGATCTGAAATTACTTTATAAAATTTCTGAAGGTTATTTTCTATCTGTTCAGGTGTTAACATGAGAATAGGTTTATAACCTAATATAATACATTACTGAATAATAACCAACTTTGTTTAGTAAGTCTCCTGCTCGGTATTAACCAAAGTCTCAATTTCAGCAATCTTCTCCTTTATCATATTATGCCAGCTTTCGAATTGCTCTCTAGATAAGTTAGGTTGAGAGAGGAGAGAATTAATACCGTTAATGGAGTTTTGAAGAGCTTCTATTTTTTTCAAAACCAATGTTTTATACCGCATATTCTGTAAGTTTTAATATTTTTTCAATCATCTCTCCGATCGATAATGTACCTACTTTAACACCTTCCTCTATAGGAACTTCTCCTACTTCGCTATAAACCTCAGCTCTAAATAAAAAATATGGATTTTCATTAGCCATCCCTACAATAACTATAGGATACGCATTAGTATCTACTATAGCTTCTATATTATCAGCAAACTTACTATGTTCGTCAGCATCGTAAGCCTCGTACTCTAATCCTATATTATCTAACCCTTCTATCAAATCTTCACAAAACATACACCCACTAAGCCGCAAAACCGTTACTTTTTTCATTTTTCTTTTCTCTTTATTTTCTTTTCCTCTTTTTCTTTTTTCTTGAGAAAGAAATATAATCTTTTTGATTATAAAAAGAAGTTAAGGGTTTTTTTTCAGACTTCCAACTTTTTATTCACCTCTTTCTGCCGGATCAGAAGGCTTAGTAATCATAGCATATCCTACCGTTTCATCCATATCTTGTTCATAACGATCATCCTCATACTCCCCTTCTCTTCCACCTACTTCCCACCAGTCGATAGTCTCTGCCGCTTCATCTTCAAGAGCTCTTTTTAACTTAGGGTCAGTGTTTATAAGATCCTGTATTTGTTTGATAGCGGCAGGATCAGTAATTTCTCGAATATTATCTCCCTCCATTACGCCTAGTTTAGTAATAGTAGCAGTAGCATCATCTACCACGAAACCACCTTCTGAAGTTACCATATGATCTATGTAATCAGATTCTTCGTAATGAAAATCTACATCTACATTTGCATCTATCAAATAGGTTTTACCTAAGATAGTAACCGTCCATTCTTCTATCTTTACATCAGTATATTCGCTCTTTTCTTCAGCTACAACACCCATGCTTACGTTATCAACCATATCCCCTCTTAAATCATCTTCCCTTTCCATTTCAGCATCAGCTACCGCTTGAGTGATTTCTGACATATCACCCCTGTTTTCATTCCCATCGCTAAATGCATCATCAGTATTAAACTCTTTTAGACGGGAGGCTTTTTCATAGGAGCCTAACTTGTTTTCAAAAAGCCACTGCTTTAAATCGAAATCTTTCATATTAAGTAAGTTTTAACAAATTCTTCAATATCGCTTTGGGTAAAGCCAGCTTGCCTAAGTCTGGAAGCCATTTTTTTCACATCTTCAAGAGTTTGAAACTCCCGGCCAATCAAACTATTAAATATCTTTTCCTGTTCATTTTCAAATAATCCATCAGGTTGGTCCCATTGAAAAGGTACTACCCTATTTTTATTTTCCGGATGATCAGAAGTATCTAAAGGCTCCTCTCCAATAACGCCAGGCTTACTTCCAACTACATTATAATCGTTTGGATGTAAGTTAATTTGATCTCTAGATCCGCGATAGAGGAAGTTCTTCATCCTAGACTTTTCGCTAGGTTGAATTTGAGTTCTAATAAGATCGGAGAGTTTTATCACAGTAATAAATAGGGAATGTTGTAATTTAAACTACCGGATCATCTTCCACTGCATGCATAGTTGCACTAAAATCATCTTCAGCAATACTCATAACATCGGTATCGCCAGAAGGTATCGTAGAAGGATCTTCACTATAATCATCCTCTTGTAAATCTCCTACTAAAAGATCTGTAAAAATTTTACGGGCAGCAGGCAATGCTTGTATAGCAGGATACCTACCAGTAAATACTACATGATTCATAGGAACCCTCTCAATATCGATACCTAATTCTTCTGCAATATCTTTAACCCAGAGACGTAGAGCTTCTTTTGCTCTTTGGTAAGAAGGGTCTTTATGAAGCGCGTTAATGATTTTAGAGAAACTATTACTGCGTGTTTGAAACGCTTGCCTTACGGCTTCTTCGTCATCCATTATAGACCCATCAGGTCCAACTCGCATTTCATTAATACCCGCTATCTTTTGAAAGCGTTTAACTTCGTTTATTAGTTGTCTTTTCATACTAATAAATATCCTACCCGGCGGCTTGACGAAGTAGAAAAGCTAAGACAGGTCGAAGGTCGCGATTACTACTCCTATATATATTTAAGAGAGGTGTACGTAGTAAAGCCAGTAGATCCCGCGCACGGGAATATATAAGTGGACTAACCTCGCCGTTATCGCGTAATTTCTCCAACTCTCTAGCTACCAATTCCAGAGGCGCGGGTTCGGCGAGTGCAGGACCGGGTGCAGATACGATCATGTCGCCGGCCTCTCTAACGATCTTCTTTCTCATATCTATACATATGTCAGATTACGAGACCCTTTCATCTCCCTACTATCTCCCGCGACATACACAAATACCGTATTACTGGGAATTAATCAAGAGGCATGAGAGAATACTTTTCACCGAGTGATTCAACGGCCTTTATAGCGTCGGCGATCTTCATAAAGAACATCTCTCGGTTATCGGCCACGCGAACGGCCGTAAGATGGTGATGGAGTTCCTGTTCTAGCTTATAGGAATTATAGCACTTAAAGGAATAGACCGGGATCCAGGGTGTGGGTACACCGGTAGCACCCGATATCTCTTTTGCGCGCGTATCCACATCTCTGATGGTCATACCAATCTTGACCATACCCGGACACGAGGCATTGACCAAAACATATACAAATTCCGCAGGCTTTAGACTACCGTCTTGATTGTAAGGGGTTTCACCGTAGTAGGTTATGATCTCCCATTTAGGGTCTTGGGGGTCGGGTGTGAGGGTAAAGGCTATGGCCTTATCCGTCAAATGCGGATCACCGGTACGGAGGGCAAGGAAATGATGGGCCTGTGCTTCTGTAATACGTTTCATAAGATTAGAGGTATTGATGAAATTTTAACATAATAGCGATTCCTACCAAACAGATGCTAAGCATAGTGAACATATGTTGGTTATATTCCTTCTTAGTCTCAAAGTCTTCTTGAAAATCACCTTTAGCCCAAAAGCCGATTATCATACCGGCAATAAAAGAGATTAAATAGAAAGTAATTAATAACATGGTCAATATATATTTTTTAGTTGTAAAAAAATCTTCCCGCCGCCGTTCCCTCAATCTCTAACCTAAAGGTAGGAAATCTATCTCAAGATTCCAACTTCTTTTAATTTAAATAATAAGATTTACTTCTTATTCATATATATTTTTAGTTACTTTGAAAGTTTGCCCGAGGGTATCCCTTCACTCAGCGCTCTCAGATCTGCATATACCCTGTTATTAGATGTAATTACGGTGGTGATAGGATGGTGTCAACTGCCCCCAACTGCCTGCACACTGCCCTCGACTGCCTCCAGTTGACCCCCGGGAGGGGGGAGGGGACTTAATATGTCCACCTCCTATGCAGTAGTCTTGTTAGTCTACCTTGATGGCTACCTCTACGAGGGCCTTCTCCTTAGTCTTAGTGTTATTTTTTC